CTGTTTCATCGGGGGAATCGAGAGACTCTCCACCCCCTTTAAACGTTAACGAGTAGCGAGTCTCGCTGAGTCGTTTCAAGGGGGAATGGGGTATCTAGTTACTTTCGCAGAATGACTAACGACTAAACGTTATAGGTTAACCGTTAAAGGGTTAACGTTCATAATTAACCTTTATAGGGTTTCCGCCCCTTCTTCGTCTTCCTGCCCTGTGTTACGGGTGTACGTGTGACGTGGGGGTCTTCTCCCCGTGTCGCGCACCGCGCAACGTGTCTCGCTGATTCGGGTTGATGAGGTTCACGGCGGCGCCTTCACGTCACACGTGCCTTCTAGCCGCTGAGGGAGTGCCGTGCCCCGACCTAAAAACCTGTCTGTTGAGCGCAAGAAGACGCTGATTCTTGAGCAGTTGACGGAAGGCGTGTCTGTTTCTGAGGCTGCCCGCAATGTGGGGGTGACCCGCGAGAACGTCTACTACTACAAGTCGTCAGACGAGTCGTTCAAGATGCAGGTCGATGAGATCATGCATATGCGCGGCACGGGGGAACGCCCCGAGCGTCCGTCTGTTCCCGACTTCCCCGAGTTTTGCGAGAAGTATCTGCACACCCGCCTGTTCTGGCATCAGCTTCAATGGTTTGACGTGCTTGAGGGTCGCACCCCTCGTGACTTGCATCCTTCGGAGACGTTTGAGCAGGGCGACCCGGACATGCTGGTGATCAACACCCCGCCTGGTCATGCGAAGTCGCAAACGATCACAGTCATGTATTCGGTGTGGAGGGTGGTGAAAGACCCGAGCACACGGATTGTGATCGTGTCGAAGTCGCAGCGTCTCGCCATACAGTTCCTTCTCACTATCAAAAACTATTTGACGCACCCCAAGTACCGCCAGATGCAACTGGACTTCGCCCCTGTGGGTGGGTTCGACAAGGATTCGGCTTCGTGGAAGCAGGATTTGATCTACGTCAACAGCGATGCGCGTGACGTGCAGGAGAAAGACCCGACTGTGCAGGCTATCGGTATCGGGGGACAGTTGTACGGTGCCCGTGCCGACCTGATTGTTCTTGACGACTGTGTTGACAATCAGAACGCCAAAGATTTCGAAAAGCAGATTCACTGGATTCAGACTGAGGTGAGCAGTCGTCTGCCTGAGGGCGGCAAGATTCTTGTTGTAGGTACGAGGCTTCAAGCGCAGGACTTGTATGTGGAGCTGCGCAACCCGGAACGCTACAACTCTGACGAGGATGAGGAATCCCCGTGGACGTATTTCGCCCAACCGGCTGTGTTGGAGTTTCATGACGACGTTGCACGGTGGAAGACGCTGTGGCCGTACTGTGACCGCCCGAGCGGGACGAGTGTTCTGCCTAACGATGAGGGTCTGTTTGAGAAGTGGACGGGCCGCATCCTCAGCAAGAGGCGCCGACGGATGCCGCCGAGCGCATGGGCGCGGGTCTACATGCAGGAACAGGTCAGTGAGGAAACCGTCTTCCCGCTTGACCTGATCAACGCCGCGATCTCCGGGTACTCGCCTGGTCTGCTGCCCGACACCTCTGCCCTACAGGACGGTGGGCTGGGCCGGAAGGGCGGCATGAACGGGCTGTTTGTCATGGCCGGGTTGGACCCGGCGAGTGTCGGGCACACCGCGGCCGTGTGTGTGGGTCTGGATATCAGGACCGGGGAGCGCTGGGTGTTGGAGGTGCACAACGAGCCGGGCATGAAACCTGAGGCGATGAAAAACCTGATCACCGGCTGGCAGGACAAGTATGAGATACGCGAGTGGAGGATTGAGCGTAACGCCTTCCAGGGCTTCCTGACGCAAGACTCGGCTCTCCGCTCCTATATCGCCTCTCGAGGCGGGACTCTTGTAGAACACACCACGGGCAGAAACAAGCACGACGATCTGCTGGGTGTGATGAGCATGTCGAGTCTGTTTGAGCAGGGTTTGATTCGTCTACCCCGACCTCAGACGGAGGGCGTGAAGGCGCTGGTGCAGCAGCTTTCCTACTGGACACCTGATCTCCCGAAGACAAGCAAGACGGACTGTGTCATGGCGCTGTGGTTTACGCACATCAGATGTGTGGAACTGGTGCAGACGGTGTCACGGTCGCAAGCGTTCAACAACGGGGCGCAGATGTTTATGACGAAGATGGATATGGCGAGCAGGACGATCATCCCCACGACAGAACTTGAGACGGCGGGCGTTTCCCCGTCGCGGTCGATGTGGGGATAGAGGGGCACGAATGAGCACGAAAGACCTGTATTCCCGCTATGTACGTCTACGTAGCCGCTTCCACGAGCGTGACATTCGCATGGAACAGGTGAAGGCGATCCGTGAGGGCCGCATCAACGAGGTTGCCCCCGACCTGTTTCCGACTGCCGGCCCGTTCCAGCAGCCGATTGTGGCGAACATGATCGACGTTGCTGCCCGCGACATGGCCGAGAAGGTCGCCCCGCTGCCGTCGTTCAACTGCGCATCCCCCAGCACACTGTCTGAGGCGTCCCGCAAGAAGGCGACCCTCAAAACGAAGATCGCGATGGGGTATGTGACCAACTCGAATCTGCAAGTGCAGATGTACGACGGTGCCGACAAATACATCACCTACGGGTTCCTCCCGATCCGTGTCGAACTCGACTACGAAACCAACATGCCGTTCGTGCGGGTGCTCGACCCGATGAACTCCTACCCGGAGATCGACCGTTTCGGGCGGGTGCGGGCCTTCTTCCAGCGTGCCCTGGTGCACGTCGATGAGTTTCTGACCTTGTACCCGGAGCAGCGTGCGTTCGTTGAGGCGAACTACACGGGCGGTTCCCCGTACCTCGAGGTGATCTTCTTCCACGACGACAAGCAGGATGCGGTGCTGCTGGGGGGTGCCACCCCGATCACGGTGGACAGTTCCCCCAACCTCGCCGGGAAGTGCCTGGTGCGGGTGGCGAAGCGTCCCGGTGTGACTGAGGTGCCTCGCGGGCAGTTCGATGACGTGATGTTTGTGCAACTGGCGAAGGCACGGTTCGCGCTGCTCGCCTTGCAGGCCGCACACGAGAGTGTCAACTCCCCGCTGATCGTGCCGAGCGATGTGCCGGAAATCCCGATAGGGCCGGGTGCCACGATCCGCACCAACAACCCGCAAGGGGTGGGCAGGGTGCCGCTGTCCCTGCCGTCTGAGGCGTTCAGTGAGCAGGCACAACTGGACCGCGAGTTGACACTCGGCAGCCGCTTCCCAGAGGCGCGCACCGGGAGCATGGACGCCAGCATCATCACCGGCAAGGGTGTGACCGCCCTGATGGACGGCTACGACTCCCAGATTCGCTCGCATCAGGCGGTGTTCGCGGCCACGTTGCAGGAGGTTGTGTCCCTCGCCTTTGAGGTGGACGAGCGGGTGTTCGGGAATGTGACGAAGCGTCTGCGGGGCAGCGCCAACGGCACCCCGTACGAGATCACCTACACCCCGAAGCCGGCGATCAACGGGGACTACACGGTCGATGTGGCGTACGGACTCATGGCCGGACTGGACCCGAACCGCTGGCTGGTGTTCAGCTTGCAGGCACGGGCCGAAAAGCTGTTCTCCCGTGACCTGATGCGCCGTGAGATGCCGCTGGATATTGACGCGGAGGAAGAAGCGCGCAAAGTCGATCTTGAGGATTTGGAGGAATCTGCGAAGGCGGCGATCCAGGGGTACGCCTCAGCGATACCGCAACTGGCGGCGGCGGGGCAAGACCCTTCCGGTGCGGTTGAGGCGCTAGGCAAGGTGATCGAGCTTAGGCGCAAAGGTAAGAGCATCAGCGAGGCGGTGTCTGCTGTCTTCCAGCCTCCCCCGCCACCTGAGGCGGCACCCGCCACGCCTGAGGAACTGATGGATCAGGCGATGGGGACACCTGACGGTGCACCGCAGCCTGGTCAAGAGATGCTCCCCCCCGAATCGCAGAACGTGGTGGGTCAGGCACCATCGGGACGGCCTGATCTGGCGACGATGCTGGCCGGTCTGGACGCGAAAGGCCAACCCACCTTGAGCGGTGGGGTCATGCGTTCCCGCGTGATCTGATTCCCGGTCTATAGGGGTTTCAGGAGGTGCCCCGTGGACCGAGCAACTCACTACACTACCGCTGACGGGACT